ATGAAGTTGAAATTCGGATTGGCCGCCCTCGCACTTGTTGTCACACCCAGCTTGGCCCTGGCCACGGGGGGCTGCAACTACAGCAAGCAGAAACAGGCGATTTCCTGTGTAGCTGGAACCGCATGGGACGCAGCGACCAATAGCTGCGTGCCGCAAACTTCGAGCTGACTGAAAACGGGGCGGGATCACCACCCGCCCCTGCATTTGCGTTCTCCAAATACTCAGGTAAGCCGCGCCCACCTCAGAGTTCACGGACCGCGAATGTGCCCGGCCCAAAACTGGCAGACATCTGCGCCACCTCTATCCTTTTGCCCGCGTCCGGCCCATCCGCAACCCGCGCCGTCGCCGAGTAAATCCATTCCGAACGCTCCAAAGTGACCTCTCGCAGGATCTGCGTCCCCCGCATCACCCGCACGAGATAGCGCTCGCTCTCTTCGCCTAGCGGCACCTCGGGCGTGTCCCACCGATCCCCGCCAATCCGCGTTCGCCTGATCCATGAGACTGCCAGATCGCCATCGACCTCAACCAGCCGCAGATGAACCGGCGCATAAGGGCGCAGACCCACCCCGTCAAAGGCCAGCACCGCATGGGCGAAGCTCGGATCATCCACCGGCCGTCCCCCCGGCCCGATCCGGTAATGCAACGCCTGTCCGCGCTGCGCCTCGGTCAATTCGATCTGCTGCGGCACGCCGTTGAGCCGCACGAAAAGTGACCCCGCAGGCCAGACGCCCCCGCCTGCCCGTTCCGTTCCCGCCTGCCCGCGCAACCGGTGGCGCAGAACATACGTCTCCGGCGCCACCAACTCCGCATCGCGGAACTGGAACAATTCCCAGCCCCCCGGCGTGCCGTCGCCAATGGCGCAGAGATTGCCGCCGTTCAAGAGCGCCGCATCGCCCACGCTCTCCAAGGTCCCGAACCGCATCCGCACGAACAACCCATCGCCCCGGTCGATCCTCCCCATGGGTGCTGGTAAGAGCGGCGTTTGCGTCACCCCTACCGTGCTGCGCGCTGCAACCAAGGTGTTGAGCCGATAATTGGCATCCTCCGAGGCAGAATAGATCGCCGCCGTCCCAGGCCAGGGATTGGCCAGCACCGCGATATGCGGCGCATGTGGCACCTCCTCGCCGGTCAAGAGTGGCAGATCAAGAAAAAGTGGCGTCACCGGCCCCGGGGCCACAAAAGGGCGCAACCGCGCCGGGCTGTCGTCGATCAGAATGGGCCGATAACTTTCAGGGTCGATCCGCACCGCATCGACGCGCTGCGCATTGCCCATCTGCTCAACCCGGTCGATCCGAAACCGCGCGCCAGCGTCGCCTTTGGGCATCTCAATCACATCCCCCGCGCCAACGGCCAGTTGCGAGGGCGGCAACGTCAGGCGCAGCGTATCGACCGACAGCCGCGCTTCCGAGAGCCACCTCTCCACCACCTGCCGCCCCTCGGCCCGCGTCAGCGCCAGCGGCATCTCCGAAGTTGCCACCGCATGCGTCTCCTCATCGGGCAGGATCGCCTCTTCAGAAATCGCCTCATAATCGGCATCCGCCTGCAGAAACCGTAATCGCACCCGGCCCGCAAGTTCCAGGTCGCTGCCGCGCAGTTCCTCTATCACCCCCCCCAATTCCGGATCGCGCACCACCCGATTGAGATCGACGGCGTGATCCACTCGCCCGTGCCGCTTGCGGAATTCAAGCACACCAGCCCGCTCGATTGCATCAAGACCATAGGCGAGCATCAAGGGTTGTAAGGTTGCACGCGCCTCGCTGACCTGATCCACTAGGTAGCCGCGCAGGAATCCCTCGGCGCGGCTTGTGTCCAGATCGCTCAGGCCCGCGCGCGCCGCCACTTCGGCAAGCACATCCGCCAATCGCCGCCCGCTTACCCGCCCATTGATCCAATGCCCGCGCGCGTAATTCGCACCATCCGACCAAAGGTCGAGATTGCTCGGAAAATAGGGATAAGGCCGCGCGTCCCACGCCCAAACATAGGCGTGATCCATATCGACCATCCGACCCTCGAATTCCTCTGACGTCGGATTCCGCGCCGGATCAGTCCAAAAGGCCGCCATAGCCCGCAAGTATTGCACCTGGATCAACTCATCGCGCTGCCCTGTCGAATGCCGCGGCAGGCGCGACTCCGACGATTTGGGGTCCAGAAACTTGTTCGGCTCGTTGGTGCCCTTGTCCACGGCCGCACAGCCATATTCAGTAAAACGGATCGGTTTCGATTGCGGCACCCATGCGGTTGGCTCAGGCACACGCAGCCCGCCCACCCGCTCGAAATGCCGGTTTTCCCACCAGCTTCGCAGATCCTTGAAGCGCCAGATCCACGGCTCGCCATGGGCCTCATCCGTGATCGACACCCGCCGCTGCGCCGCGCGCGCTTCTGCCGTTGGGTAGAACCAGTCATAGCCCTCACCCCCCGCGATATTGCCTTGCAGATAGTCCAGATCATAGATCGACGGCCAGTCTCGCGCGTCAAGGTGCGCGTCCCCGTCGCGCCAATCGCTGAGGGGCATGTAATTGTCGATGCCGATAAAGTCGATATTGCCATCCGCCCACAGGGGATCGAGGTGAAAGAACCGATCCCCATTCCCCGGTTGATAACCGAAATATTCCGACCAATCGGCCGCATAGCTGATCTTGACCTCTGGCCCCATCAACGCGCGCACCTCTGCCGCCAAGGCGATCAGCTGTGCCACCGCCGGAAAGCTGTTGTTCGCCCCCCGGATCTGCGTGAGGCCACGCATTTCCGACCCGATGCAAAAGCTTTCGACGCCCCCCACAGCAGCACAAAGTGCGGCCTGATGCAGGATGAACCGCCGGTAAGACCACTCATCGGGGCCATGATAGGCCACCGGGCTCAGCTTGACCGCGCCGCCAAAGCTCAAAAGGTCCAGCGCACCGGTGCCGGGTCTCTCCGCCACCTGCGCCGCAATGGGAGTCACCGTGAAATCTACGGCGCGCGCGGTGCCGAAGAACGCAGCGACCTCCGCCTCCGCCTCTGGCGTGCCATCCGGGCTGCCCGCCTGCCCTGGGGCCTTGGAGGTGGTAATCCGCCCGCGCCATGGCAGCACCGCCTGATCCTCGGCCCCGCTCCACGGATCGGGCAGGCCATTACCCGGCATCTGCTCCATCAGGATGAACGGATAGTAAAGCACCTCTTGCCCCGCCTGTTGCAGCGCAAGAATGGCCTCGATCACCGCCTGGTCGGTCGGCGTGCCGCCATAGACCTCGCGACCCTGCGTATCCTTGGGCACTTCCCCCGCCTCGGCACGGCTCAGGCTTGAAACCTGCCAGGGCATGTTCGTCGCTTCGAATTGCTTTTGCTCCACCCTCGGCCTGATCTGGCAAACCCCGCAGCGCAGATCGTCCCCGAACCAGCTGACGATCAGCGACACCGCCCCACATCCCGGCAGTTCTTCAACCAGGCCCTCCAGCGCCGTGGTCATATCCGCGCGCGCGGAGGGGCTGTTGATATTTGCGATCCCGCTCGATCCAAGGCCAAAATTCATCGTGACCGGCGTCGTGGCCAGCGCGTATTCCCCCGTGCCGGGCAGCAGCGCCACGCCCCGCACCGCCCGCATCGGATCAAGATCGGCCCCCGGGCTGCCCGCCTGCGACGGGCGGCACACCTCGAAACTGAACTGTGGAACACGGTTGCCGAACTGGCTGATGTCCAGATCCTCGATCACCACATAGGCGGTGCCACGATAGGCGGGAACATTGCCCTCCCCTTCCACCGCCTCGATCCGGGGATCGGGCAATTGATCGCGCGTGCCCTTGTAGACCTGCATGTTGAGACTGCTGGGCGCCACCTCGGTCCCATCCGCCCAGACCCTTGCGACACGGGTAATCTCCCCCTCGCAGAGCGCAAGCGCCAAACTCAGTGAATAGCTGATCGCGCGCGTATCGGGCGTGGCGGGGCGGGGATTGCCCTTGCCGCCGCCCCGGCTGCCTTGGGTTACGGTTACATTTTCGCGAAACTCGGTGGCCCAGATCACCTGTCCGCCCACACGCATGCGCCCGTAAACCTGCGGGATGGCATCACCCTCGCCCGCGCCGGTCAGGCGCAACCGGCTGACGCGCCCTGTCTCGACCACTTCCGATCCTTGGCCCAACAGCCGTTGGTCAATCGAACGGCCGATCACGGCCCCGGCAAAGCGCCCGATCGCCACCGACGACAGGCCAAGCGCCGTGCCGCCCACCGCGCCGCCAATCGCTGCCCCCGCGGCGGATAACAGAATGGTTGCCATGGCTCAGCCCTCCTCGGGAAATGCAAATCGCGCTACGATGCGCCGCCGCCACGGGGCGCTCAGCGCGGTCTCAACCACGCCATGCCCCGAATAGGCATGAATGAAAGACGCGCGCGCGCCGACGCCCGCGACCACGCCCAGATGCTTGGCAACCGACCCTTCGCGCATGCGAAAGAGGATCACATCACCCACCGCCTCTTGGGCCAGATCCTTGGCCAGCAAATGCCGCGCCGCGGCCCGCCACAGCGCCTCGTCCCGCGCCGGTTCGGACCAGTCCATCGAATAGGCCGGCGGTTGCTCTGGCTCGGCACCCTTGATCTCTCGCCAGAGGCCTCGCACCAGCCCCAGACAATCACAGCCCGCCCCGCGACAGGCCGCCTGATGCCGGTAGGGTGTACCGATCCAGCCCCGCGCTGCCGCGACAATCCGCGTGTCCTGCCCGCTCATCTGCGGCTCCCACCGTCCAGATGCGCACTCTTGGTCGGATCCGTGATCGTCCAGTCATCCCCGGGAATATCCGGAAACCCTTGAAAGTTCATAAGGTTGTCAAACTTGAACTGACAGGTTGCCATGCGCTTGTCACACCCCGCTTCGATGCGCAGCGCATCCCCCGGCGCGACTGTCGCCCCAAACGGATGCCAAAGATCAATCACCCGTCCCGCGCCGTCGTTCCGGTCGCGCTTGATCAGCCCGATCAGCCCCGTGGCCGCCCCGCTCAATACCCGGATCACGCCATGCCGAAACCAATCGTCTTCAAAGCCGCCCATCTCGGCAAAGCGAAACACACGGTTCTCCTCAACCTCCTCGGCGGGACGCTCCGCAGCATACCCCGGCGTATCCAGATCAAAGGTGCAGGTCCGATCCCCCAGAATGGCGCTGCACGCCTTTTGATAGACCCGCCCCAACGGCACATTGAGCGCATCGGTCAGCCCGCGCAACTCGGCCTCGAAGGCCCCACCTGCGCGGCGCAACTCGCCCATGGTGCCGCGAAATATCAAGCTGCGCGCTGTCACATCCTGCCAATTGACAAGCCACGCGCGCAACTCCGCGCCGTCATATCGCCCGGCCTCGATATCCGCCTCGCGGATGGCCGCATCGCTCAGCGCGCCGAGGGCTTCGGTGTTGTCCACCGACAGCCCTGTGGTCTGCTGGAGGGCCAGCGCACTCAGCCCGGTATCGGGGCGAAACGTCACGCCCTCGAACGTCAATGGCCGGTCGTGATCGGTGAACCCCATCACCACCCCGTCGCGGCGGGTCAGTGCCCAACACCGGCAGGTCGTGGTGACACCCGACTTGAGATGCTCCAGAAGCCCGCTCATACCCGGATCTCCACGACCGGCACATTGGGCACCTCGCCCGCCTGAAAGCTGGCAAGGCTGGTCTGAATACGGTCCGTATCGAACCGCACCGGCACATCGAATTCATACCCCGCCGTGACCGGAACGCCGCGATTTGGCGGCTCAGAGAACGTGACGATGCCCGTAAATGTATCAACCGCGTAATGCACGCCCTCCTGCATTTCGACATTATCGAGGCCCATGCGCACCGTGCCCTTGACCGGTTTGACGATGGGGCGCACCGCCACCTGATCGCCAGACCGATAGGATTTCAAAAGCGGAAAGGCGACCGTTGCATCATCCCCCACACCAATCTCCTGATCCCGGTAATCCGGCGCCGCCTTGGCCCGGCCAGATTTGAAATCGGTCCAGTCCTTCCAGCGAAACCCGAAAAGCTGCCCACGCCGCGCCTCGAAAAATGCAATCAACGCCTCGATATCATCCAGCGACCGAAGCGCCACGCCCGCGTCATACCGCCTGCGCGCCTGCGCCCAGGGCGTGTTGCGCTCCTCAAACCCGTTGGCCAGCGTGACAATATCCGTCAGCCGCTCCGGCCCGCCAAGCGAGCCGAAACTCAGGCTCGCCGGAAATCTGACCTCGTGAAATCCCATGTCCCGCTCCTTTTCAGCGATTGCGCCCACCGCGTCCGATCACGCGGCCAAGCTGCGCCGCGATCTGCCCCTGAGAGCGGCGAAACCCTTCGGCGTCAGGCGTCTGAATATTCATCACCACACTCACGCCCCCGCCGCCCTGCGCGCGCACGCCCAAACGCCCATCCGGGCCACGGCTGAGCGGCATGATCGCCTCCGGCCCCGCCTCGCCCATCAACCCCGTGCCGCCACGCATCGGAAAGCTCACAGGTCCGCTCACCACGCCGCCATTGGCAAAGGGCTGCACGCGGCCTTGCGAAAACGACGCCCCCTTGGCAAACGGAAACAGCCCGCCCACGAGGCTGCCGATCCCCTGCGAAATCAGCCCGCCAATCTGATCCGTCACCGGACGTGTCGCATCGTTGAAGGCAGTGTTGACCATGATCGTGGCCAACCTTCGCAAACTGTCCGACAGGCCATCGCCATCGACCACAGCGCCGCGTATGGCACCGCGCAATCCCCGGCTCAGGCCCCGTTCCAGCGACTGCACGTCCTGCCCGGCACTGGCAAAGCCGCCCTTCACCCGCGCAAGTTCCGCGCCAAAGGCCGCCGCCATCCCCGTAGCCTGCCCCATTGCGTCATCGAGGGCTGCAATCTGCGCCTCAAGCTCGTCGGCCCGTTCCAACTCATCCATCGCTCATCTCTCCTTGTCTGTCGGGAAAGGCGCGCAACAGCGCCTCAAGCCCCGCGCGCGCCATGGGCTGCACGCCCTGCCGCTCGCCCAGCATCAAGCGCAATTCGGCTGGCGTAAGTGCCCAGAACTCCGCCGGTCGCAGACCCAGTCCCTGCATCCCCGCGCGCATCAAGGCTGGCCAATCAAACCGCCCACTCATCCGCCCACCTCAGGCAGCGCAAAGGCCCGCGCCAAGAGTTCCGCCGCCGCCCGCGCCGCCGCCATGGGCCCGCCTTCGATGTCGGCACTCAGCAAATCCGCCGCCGATCCGCGCCAGCCGCCCCCGCGCAACCCCGCCACGATCAGCGCCAGCACATCGCGGGTGGAAAACGCACCGCCCTCGAACCGTGCCACCAGATCGACGAGCGAACCGCTCTCCAGCGCCGCCTCCAACTCGGCCAAGGCCCCTAGCGTCAGCCGCATCACCTGCCGTTCGCCGCCAATGACCAGCGCCACTTCGCCTGCCCAGGGGTTGGCCATCACGTTCACAGCACCGTAAAGGTCAACTGCCCCGCCGAGGCGAGCGCCAACTCATAGGTCGCCTCGCCATCATGGGTGCCGCCATATTCGATCGCCGTCACTTGGAATGGCCCCTCGATGGTGCCGAAATCCGGGATCACCACCTGAAAATCCGGCATCTCGCCGTCAAAGAAGATCTGCCGCGCGCGCGCATCACTCTGCGCATCGCGGAAAATGCCCGAGCCACTGATATTCGCGGATTTCACACCCGCACCGGCCAGCAACTCGCGCCAGCCGCCTGCGGATTCGAGGCTGGTCACATCCACGCTCTCGGCGTTGAAACTGACCCGCGTGGCGCGCAGTCCCGCCACCGTCTGAAAATTACCGCTGCCGTTCAGGTCGATCTTGACCAGCAGGTCCTTGCCATTCTGTACCGCCATAGTCGTCACTCCAGAGATTAAAGGTTACGCGCCCTCATCGACGCGCGCCTGAAAGATCAGGTCGATCCGTCGCGCCTGTCCGCCCGCTTCGCGCCGCGCGCGGGCGCGCAGAAAATTCAGACTGCTCAGTCGCCCGCGAGCAAGCGACAGCTCCACGCCCACCAGCGCATCGCTGACGGCACCTGCGACCGCCTTGGCCTGTTGGAAGCCGGCGCTTTCGCTCACGACCGTGATCGTGAACCGATGCCAGGCCCCGCCCGCCGTGCCATCGCCGCGCTCGCGCGCCTCTTCAGGACCAAGCGTCACATAGAGCGGCGGCACCCGGCCCGGCGGCACCGCGTCATGGATCGCACCGCCCACCAACGCGCTCAGCGCCGCATCCTGCACCAGCCGCTGATAGACCGCCGTCTGTAATCCCGCCGCCATCGCATAGCTCATGGCACCACCTCCTCTTGCGCCCAGAGGCTCAGGTATCGGCCCGCCCCATCGGCCTCTGTCACCGACAGGATCGCGAAAATCCGCGCACCATCGCGCAGCCGCTGTCCGGCCACAGGCCGCGACGCCACCCCTTGGGGCGCCGCGCGCACCGTGATCCGATAGCCTGCCCGCGCCACAGCCAACCCCGCGGCTTCGGCCTCTCGGCCCGACCGTGCGCTGACCTCGGCCCAGAGCGTCCCACGCGCCTCCCAGACTTCCGCGAACCCGCCCGCCCCATCCGCCAGACGCGAAGCGCCCTCAAGCACCAGACGACGGTTCAACCTCGGACGCGCCATCACCGCGCCCCCCCACCCAATAAACGCACCGTGCGATAGCGCTCGATCAGGCTGGCCACCCCAAAGGGCATGCAGCCGCTGCTCAGACTGGTCTCGTGCCGGTATTCGTAATAATGCGCCGCCAGCATCAGCACCGCTTGTGCCAGATCGGCGGGAATATCAGGCCAACCCGCACCATAACCCGCGCGAAACCTGATTTCCGCCACAGCGCCGCGCCCGATTGCTGGCAGGAACGTGCCCACAGGCCGCACCAAGGGCCGATGCGCGTCCTGCTCCAACCTGTAGAGTGCAGGGTCGATCACCTCGACCTCATCCGCCCGGTTGCGCAAACTAAAGCTCAACACAGCGCTCACGGGGGCGACCGGCAAGGCCTGCCCCGCCGCATCCCGCCACTGATGCAGCGCCCAGGAAAATTCGCGCTCCAGCAGCACCTTGCCCGTGCGTCCCTCGATGGCCGCAATCGCCGCGCGCAAAAAACTCTCCAGAACCGGGTCCTGGATATCGTCATCGGCAAACCCTGTGCCCAGCCGCAGATGCGCCTTGAACTCCGCCAACGGCAGCGCGGCCGGGGACACCGCAGTTTCTTCGATTAACATCATGGACCTACTCCATATATCCCGGACCCCTCCGGTGGTTCAGGCGCGCGCCATTCCGCGTTGCACGGACGGAGGGGACAGTTGGACAACGCCTCGCCCGAACGGCACGCGCCCCGGGGCAAGGGGATCACCCCCCGCCCCGTCGCCGCGTCCTCAGGAAACGGCGAATTTCAACAGCTTAATCGCCTTGAAATCAGACACATCGCCACCCACCCGCTTGGTCGCGTAGAACAACACATGCGGCTTGGCGCTGTAGGGATCGCGCAACACGCGCAGATCAGGGCGCTCGGCCACCGTGTATCCGGCATGGAAATCCCCAAAGGCAATCGCATTGGCCCCGGCGGCAATGTCCGGCATGTCCTCGGCGATCAGCACCGGATAGCCCATCAGCCGCGCAGGCTCTCCTGCCGCAAGCCCATCCGACCACAGGAACCGCCCATCGGCATCCTTCATCTTGCGAATGGTGCCTGCGGTCTTGGAGTTCATCACGAAGGTGCCGTTCGCCCGGTATTGCGCGCCCAGGGCATAGACCAGATCGACAATCGGATCGGGCCCGGCAATCGCGCCCGCAACGCCCGTGGGCACATAGCCCAGATTGCCCCAGACCCAGACATCATTGTCAAGATTCGGATGGGTCAGAAACCCGCGCGGTTTGTCCACCCCGTCGCCCGAAACAAAGGCCGCCGCCTCTGCGCGCGCGAATTTGTCGGCGATACGCCCCGCAAGCCAACCTTCGACGTCAAAGGCGCTGTCATCCAAGAGCCGCTGGCTTGCCTTGGGCAACGCGCTCAGCTCATGCAGCGGGATACTGATCCGGTCGATCACCGGCGTGTCGGTCTCGGACACCGTGCCGCTCTCCGTGGCCCAGCCATGGCCGACATCGGTGTGATCCACCAGCACGTCAAAGCTGGTGGCCTCAACCGCCACCACATTGGCAACCGCCCGGATCGACGCGGTGGAACTCAGCACCGAGCGGATCGTCTCGGCGGTCTGCGGATCGACCAGATAGCCGCCCTCACCCGCAATCGCGGTATTGAGCGCCTTGCCCTCCAATTCGAGGCCGCGCAGCCCGTCATCGTCGCCACCCCGCAGATAGGCGTCAAACGCCTTGCGGTGCGGCGCAGAGCCGTCTGTGGTCGCGGCAAGATGCGGACGTGCAAGCGCGATGGATTTGCGTTCAAACATAGTCATTTTCTCTTCTTGCTGTTGCAGTCGGTTGTGAATTTCGGCCCGAAAGCCGCTGAATTCGCTCAAGAAACCCGCCACTGCGGATTTCACCTCGGCCACCGGAGACAGATCTTCCCCGGCCCGAGCCTTCGCTTGGGTCATCATCATTCCATCCTTCAGGTTTGGGTCGTTGTCGGGCGCTACACCTGCGCCATCTCCCGGCGGGCCGCGTCAAACGCCGCCGCCATCTCGCGCAGGGTTTGGACGTCGAGGGCATCGCCCTTGACCGTCACCCGCGCACTGGGCAGCATCGGAAATGTCACCAGCGACACCTCCCACAGCTCCAGTTCCCGCAAGAGCCGCTGGCCCTTGTCATTCTTCGCCGCGCGCAGCGTGCGATAACCGATGCTCAGCCCGTCAATCGCCCCCGCCGCGATCAGTGCCGCCGCCTCGCGCGCCCGTTCCACAGGCTCCAAAAGCCGCCCCTTGACCCAGAGACCGCGCGCGTCCTCGCGCACCTCGTCCCAGATGCCGATGGGCTGCGCCGGATCATGCTGCCACAGCATCTTGACGCGCCGACCCTCCTTGGCCAACCGATCGAGCGAGGCCGCATAGGCCCCGCGCTCGACAATATCGCCTCCCTGATCGGGCGCGCCAAAGAGGCTTGCATAGCCCTCGATCTGTCCTGCCTCGCTCACGCTCAGCATCGTGCCATCCAGCCGCGCAAACTTGCGCTCCAATCCCGGTTCCATTTCCATCCGCTTCCTCCTTTCGTTCGACTTCACCCCGGCAATACAGCCAAGAGAGGTTGAAACGCCTGCGCCAGTATCGCCGCCGCCACGCCGTAAACCGCCAACCAAAGCCGTCGCTCCAGACGCTCCAAAGCCGCCTCCATTCGCTCTTGGCGTTCGGTCAGCGCCCGCGTCTGCAATTCCGACACCCGTTCATGCGCCTCCAACCGCAGCCCAGGCGCGCAATCGAACGCCTCAAACCCGTAGCGCGGCGGCGCTGTGCCCCGTTCAGCCATCAACTTCCTCCGCCGCCACGGCAGGCAGGCCCAAAAGCCGCCTCTTTTCCGCTTCCGTCAGGAAATCCGCCGCACTCACCCGCGCCCATTGCGCATCGCGTTCAGCGGCCAGGGCGGGCACCTGATCGAGATCGGGGGCAAGGTCCAGCGCCGCGCCACTCATGCGCCCCAACCACGCCGCAACCGTCGCCGTCACCCGCATCGCCAGCGGCAGAACCGTCAGCCGATAGAAGGCCCGGTTCGCCTCCTGATAATTGGCAAAGGTCGCATCGCCGGGAATGCCAAGCAGCATCGGCGGCACCCCAAAGGCCAGCGCAATCTCGCGCGCGGCACTCTCCTTGGTCTTCTGGAATTCCATGTCCGACGGGCTGAACCCCATCGGTTTCCAGTCCAGCCCGCCTTCGAGCAACATTGGACGCCCGGCATTGCGCGCGCCCTGATGATGCGCCTCCATCTCGCTCACCAAACGGTCGTACTGATCGCCCGACATCGCTCCCTGTCCCTCAGGGCCCTTGTAGACAATCGCCCCCGACGGCCGCGCGGCATTGTCCAAGAGAGCCTTGGACCATCGGCTTGCCGAATTATGCACATCCACCGCCTGCGCCGCCGCCTGAAGCGGGCTCAGCCCATAATGATCGTCCTGCGGATGAAAGCTCTTGATGTGACAGACACAAGGCACACCCTCGCGCACATCGAACCGATGCTTGCGCCCACCCACCGCATATTCATAGGCCACAGGCCAACCGTCCGCCCCCGGCACCACACTCATCCGGTCAGAGCGCAGCACATGCAATTCCGCCGGTACGCCGCCCACCCCCACCGCCTCGATATAGGCATTGCCGGTCAACAAGAGTTGCCCGTAAAGCGCCTCGAACAGCTCCGCCCGACCCTGCGCCGGATTGGGACATTTGATCAGGCTCAGCACCGGATGCACAGCAAAACGCTGCTCGCAATCCTGCAAGACAAGCGGCAGTGCCGCCGCAGCCTCGGCAATCATCTTTACACAGCGAAACCCCACCGGATTCCCGGCAAACCCGGTGCGCGTCAGGCTGACCGTATCGCGCGGGCTCCAGGCCACGCGCCCCGCGCCATGCCAGGCCATCACGCGGCCCGTGGCACTTGCCTTCTGCTCGGGCACCGCGTCCGGCGCCATGGCCCCTTGCCGAAAGAAATCCAGTATCATCGCGCTGCTCTCCTTGATCCCGCTCAT